TTGTGCGTCTGGAAAAGCTGAAGGCGCACCAGAAGTATATTCTCAAAGACGGCACGCAGGTGGTCGGCGCCAGCACCATCGCCAAGATCGGCGACGATCAGAGCAACCTGATTCACTGGGCTTGGAACCTTGGGAACAAGAACGAGGACTACCGAAAGGTCAGAGATAGGGCCGCGGACATCGGGACGATCACTCACTTTGCAATCGAGTGCTTCTTCCATGGCTGGGAGCCAGACCTCTCGGAGTTTGCACCGGCCGACATCGAGAAGGCAGCAATTGCTTTCGAGAACTTCTTGTCCTTCTGGGAGGAGCAAGGTCTCACTGTGCTGGAGCCGGAAGTGCAACTCGTCAGCGAGCAACACTTGTTTGGCGGCACTATTGACGCGCCGTCTGTCGACAAAGAAGGCCGCATCGTGTTGCTCGACTGGAAGACATCGAGCGGCATTTACCTGAGCCAGAAGCTGCAGCTCGCAGCCTATGAGCGCTTATGGAATGAGAACCGGCCGGATCAGAAGGTTCAGCGCCGCGCGGTAGTTCGCATCGGCAAGGAGAAGTCGAACGATCACAGCATCGAGTGGATGTTCTCTTCGGACAACGAGTGGGAGCTGTTCGAGGCCCGCCTTAACCTTCACTACAAAACGCTTCGCTACAAGAAAGCCGTCTGATGCCGAAGCGCAAATACATCGCCATCATTCGTCGTAAGCTCGGCCGCGAAAAGGCGGACGGACTCACGATGGGTGATGGCCGTGTATTCATCGATCCGCGGCAAAGCGGCATCAACGAGCTGGACACCATCGTTCATGAGCTGCTGCACGACTGCTTCCCGCACCTGAGCGAAGAAGCTGTCGCCGACGCGGCCGGAGTCATGGCGCGAAGCATGTGGCGCGATAAGTGGAGGAGGGTGATTGAATGACCTCCGCAATTCTCATCGGCGTTGTCGGTTTGATCTATTTCGCCGTAGCCATCGATCAATTCTGCCTGCAGCACAATTTTTGGAACGGAATTATCTGGGCCGGATATGCGATAGCCCAGACAGGTCTATGGAACCTAACCGTTCGACCGTAATTTTATGACGCGAGCAAGAGATATGTACGACTTTACCGCCGAACCGGCAGACCCGCCGGAGGTCAAGGCGCTGCTTCGGCAGGCAAAACAGTTTTACAACGAGGCGACAAAGCTGCGCAACGGCAACAAAGCCGCAGCGCTGGCCAAGGCCATTTCCGACAGGAAGCGCGGAAAATGATTTATCTGACGGCAAAAGCGGGTTCGCGCAGGCGCGCATGGTGGTGCGTGTCTCGGAACAAACCGGAATGCCCAGCCCCACGGAGCGCGACCAGTGGGGCGCCGTCAAACTTTTATAGAGCGTCAGGGAATGCGGCGGTCGTTGTGGACTGGTCATTTCATACCCCTGCCTTCGTAACCGCATAAAACGGAGGTCGCTCTATGTATTTTGAAACCGAAGAACACCGCAAGGTCGAGGAGCGCATGCTGCAAGAGGTCGCTGACAAATACGGATATACAGTCGAGCGCTGCAGCAAGGCGTATCCCTTGGATGCTATCTTTCTACGAAACGGTGTGGCCAAGCGCTTAGTTGAGGCGCGCAGACGCTACAACTCGAAGGACGCATATCCGACATTCCGGTGGGGTCTGCAGAAATACGTCCATGTAATGCAATTCAGCGACGTTTTGCCGACAACACTTATCGTGGAATGGACCGAGGGCATCTACGCGCTGGACATCATGCGGAAGCAGTATCCGGTCGGTTTCTTCCGACCGCGCGAGCCGCGGCGAGAGGCGGACAACGAGCCGTGCGTGGATATTCCGGTTTCGGACTTCAAGGCAATCATAGAACGCTAATGATTAGCTGGTCACCATATCCCATGCGCGCCGAGGTCGCCGGTGTCGGCACTGCGTGGCTGCTCTACGTCCAGCCGCAGGGCGGCATGGCGAACGACATCTGGACGTTTGTGCCGGAGTCCACCGGCCAACCGCTGCATGTCCGCACCGACCAGTTTCATTTTTCAGAGAATCCAACTTTGGACATCAGCATTTTGGGCGCTGACTCGGCATAAGTAACAACGGTTCTGGGGAGGACCGGCGCTAACCAGTCAGCGCCCATTACATTTTAGAGGGGAGAGCGCCGCGGAGTCGGCGCAGAGGGAGTGAACGAACAGAAACAACGGTTTCAGCCGACCGAGCATCCGATTATGAAGATCGACACCGATCTTCTGAGCAAACTCGGACCAGAGGACGGCTGGACATACTTAAAAACCCGCGAGGAATTGATCGCCCGCGAGAAGGCCGACCCATTTCGCTACGGCTACGAGCCTCCGGTATGGAAAAAAGCCAGCGAACTCCTCGAAAAGCATCGAGAAGTGCTCGTCATGGGCGGAAATAGAAGCGGAAAAACGGAATGGGCGGCGAAGGAGATCATCAAAACGATGTATAACAAGGCCGGAGCGGTCGTCTGGTGCTTTGCCGAGACATCTGCGACCAGTATCGAGTCGCAGCAGCCGCGTCTGTGGAAATTTATGCCGCCGGAATGGCGCAATGCGCGGAAAAGTCAGATCACGAACGTAAGTTTCACTATTAAAAATGGGTTCAGTGAAGCCAAGTTCGTCGCCCCAAACTCGTCGGTCTGCGTCTTCAAAAATTACGCACAAGATTTGAGTGTCATAGAAGGCGCCGAGCTGGATATGGCATGGTGTGACGAATTGGTGGGTCTGTCGCTGATTGAGACGTTACGATTCCGTCTGTTGGACCGCAACGGCAAGCTCGCCGTGACATTTACTCCGGTCCAAGGCTACAGCCCGACAGTCGCATCATACTTAAACGGCGCAAGGGCGCTCGAAGAGGAGGACGCCGAGCTGCTCCCGCTGCACAAAGAGGAGAACGGCCAGAAAATTGTCACCGGCTACGAAAAGGTTCCGGTTCTGCAGATGTCTACGCGCAACCGGCCGATATTGTATTTCCACACCAAGGCTAATCCATGGGCCGGATGGTCGCGCATGCGCAGGGAGCTGCAGAACGAGACCAAGGAAAAGATTTTATGCCGCGCGTATGGCGTTCCGACCAAGGCCATCGCCGGTCGCTTCCCGCTATTTGACGAGCGCGTGCATGTCATCCGGCATACGGACGTTCCGAAGGGCACCAAGTATCATTGGGTCGATCCGGCCAGCGGAAGGAACTGGTTCATGCTCTGGACGGTTCACGACGACGCCGGTCGCGTGATCGTCTACCGCGAATGGCCAAGTCAGGACGAATACATCCCATCGATTGGCTATGCTGGCGAGTGGGCGCTGCCAGACGGCAGCAAGCTCGACGGCAAGGCGGGACCGGCGCAGCAGGACTTCGGCTTTGGCCTGCAGCGCTACATCGAGGAGATCAAGCGCCTCGAAGAAGGTGAGAACATTTACGAGCGCTACATGGACTCGCGCTTTGGCAACTCGAAGACGCTGGGACGCGAGACTCCCATGACGCTGATCGATGAGATGGCCGATCTTGGCATGGACTTTCTTGGCGCACCGGCCGACTCGATTGACGAGGGTGTCGCTATGGTCAACTCGCTGCTGCACTACAACAACGAGCAGCCGGTCAATGCGCTAAACCAGCCGCGGCTGTATGTGAGCGAGCGCTGCAAGAACACGATCTACGCGCTCTCGACTTATACAGGCAAGGACGGCAAGACCGGCGCGACAAAAGACCCTGTTGACTGCTTGAAATTCGTTGCGCTCTCCGGCGCGAGCAACGTCGAGGGCGACATACTTATGGCTCGCGGAGGAGGAGCTTACTGATGACCAAAGCGCCGCCATCTCCTCCAAACAGGCTGCGTCCGCGTAGGCGCAAGGATGACGCGCCGAGATGCGGAGTCTGTTCCAAGCTGCTTCGTATGGCCGACGTGCATGGCGTCGATAATCAGCTCGGACCCATCTGCCACGAATGCGGGCCGCACGTCGTCGCTGCCAACAACGTCATGTATCCGTTTTTTATCTAACGCGCCAAAAATGACGACTTATCCGTCATTTTTAGCCGCAATTCGCCAACTCTGACGACTTATGTTCACAAAAACCAAAACCATACCGGTGGACCGCTATGCCGTGTCCGACAACTACGACCCGAAGGGCGCTCTCGCCTTCAGCCGCGCACAGGCACCCAATGCATTCATCGCCGTCATGCTAGAGCTACAGGACCGCATCGCCGACGCCGTCACGCTGTGCAGCACGATGGCGACCGCGAAGGAGGGCGGATACCTAGCACACGCGGCCGGTCAGCTCTGCGCATTGCAGGAATTATGGGACGCGCTCGAAGCGCGCCGCGCGGAGTCGCATCGAGTCGAGTAATGTCAAAAAGTGCATACAGTTTGTGACAAGTGATGCGTTTACTATCCAAGCTGAGTAAAAATACTACTGGACATCTGTTCAGTATTACCGAATACTAGATATATCAACGTGGAGTGGCGCCCTCATGGCGCTGGGTGTTGATCGGACTGAGCGACGCACGCTCTGGCACCATCTTGGGAGGTTTAGACCATGGCGGAAGGCTCCT